TCAGCGTTTCAATATCTACGTTGTACCTCATTTGTGCACCGCCTTTGTCAGTACCTTGTGTGTCGCTTCCAGGTAGGCTCCCGTGTGCGCATCCGATGCGACAAATCCCGCAGCCGTGAAGTTGCTATGCGTCGCAGGTGCGTAGTGGAAGTGTTCGCCTGCCTCGGCTGCGATTCGTTCTCCGGCCTCATCTACTACAGCCTGCATCTCTGCAGACGTGAAGATCTCAGCCCACCCTTTGCTGTTGTGTTCAATCCTTACTTTTGCGCCCATCTATCCGTCCCACCTTACAAGACTGCAGCGTGTTGACGATACTCTGCCCGTAGGCGACTTTGTATGAAAGACTTCGCCTTCGATCTCGTATGTCTCGCCGTTCCATACTATGCGGTCTCCCGCCTGTATATCCGCATCGTATTGTGCTCTCAGTGTGCGTCTGTCATCCGTTTGCAGGGTCCTTCCTTCAAAGTCGCGGGTTGTAGAGCGCCCTGTGATCATGACGTTTTTGATATCAAAAGCGGCAGATCTTGACCAGTCGCGCTTTTCCATTCCGTTCTTTTTGACTATCGGTGCCCTTAGTACGGTAACAGTGTCATTCATGAAGCTAAGCGGCATGACTGCTGACCACCCTGTAAGGTTCGAGGGCTCTTTTCTGTTGTGACGTGAGTCCAGCTGCTATGCTCGCCGCGCTCGCACTGTAGCTGATGCTGACACCGTCTGCGCTCTCGGAAGTAATCCCTGCGGATACCGCAAGGACGCCTGCCACTATTGCGCACACCGCTTCTGCCAGATCCGGCACTGCGTCTGTGTCGTATCCTGCTGTGTATTCGACCTCTATGCTGTCCCAGGAGTCGCTCCATCTGCGAGGTCTCGCCCTCTTCAGCAGGCCGTCCCTGCGCCATTCATAGTCGACTTTTGCAGTCAGCTCTTCGCCGTCTTCTGTGATCTTGGATATTGAACTCACGTAGGCCGCAGGCAGCTTCGTGATAATGCCGCCTCCGATCGGATGCGCTGTGCATTCCATTGACGGGCATACATGCCAACCGCAGTAGTTGCGGATCGCCTGAGATGCAGCTTTGATAGCTGATTCAGCCCGTTCGTTTGTGTAATATGCGTTACCGGTCAGCTCATTGAATTCTTCTACCGAGATCATCGGCTCGATGTCGTTCTCTACGTCATAGCCCCACGCCGTTCTCATTTGTTCTTCGGCTGGCGGGATTTGTTTGCTGGGGCTTTTTTCTTTTTCGTCTGTGGTTCAGGCTCAACAGGGGCCTCGTCTTTGACGGGGACGGCGCCTGGATAGTGCCTCAGGTCCTCGTCTGCGATCTGGTATGTCTTGCCGTTCCAGATATACTCTTTCAAAGCCATCTCTGCTCCTTCCTGTATAGCCGAATACGGGAGGGGCTTAATGCCCCTCCCGGTATCAGTTACTAATCAGTGTCCTTGACGAGCTTCTTGAAGCCTGCAGGTCTGCGAACAGCGAGAGCGAGTCTCTCTTCTGCGCGGATCGTCATGAGGTTCTTCACGAAGTCATCCTGGTCGGTGTTGGTTGCTTCGACGGATACGCCGCCCTTGCTTACAACAGAGCCGCATGTCTTGAATGCGCCGACGATGATCTGCTCGTCTGTGACCGCAGTTGTCACGCATACAGGGATGCCCCAGAGGTTCGGAATGTTCTGAGCTCCGAAGAATCCGCCGCCATAGTAGTCGTTGTCACCGTTCTTGGCGACTCTCAGCGCATACCATATGGCCGGGTTCATTACGATAGCGTCAGCAGGGAAGCCGGAGCTTTCCTGTACATCCATCGCTGCCTTGAGGATGAGTTCTGCGATGTCTGTCGCTGTGGATGAGCCGTCCCACGATGTGGTGTCGGACAGGATCCCGGATGTACCGAGCAGCGAGGTCACGAGTGTGTTCTGCTCTACGAGACCGAGATGATACAGCAGTCTGCCGTTCACTGCGGATGCGAGGAACGGGTAGTCGTCGATGTACTCATCGGACTCCTTGATGTGGCATGCGATCTTCGAGAGAGATACGGTCTTCGGTGTAGGATCTGCGAAGTGTACCTGAGGCTTCTTTGCGCCCTCTGCTGTTGCTGCGGGTGCGCCCTCGATAGCACCTTCTACAAGGTATACGAGAGTTGATCCGGAGATCTGCTCTGCTCCGAAGAGATCTCTGACTACGAGAGGTGTGCGGGCAGCTTCTACGACTTTCTTGTCGAATGTCGTAGCGAAGTCTACTGCGCCGGATGGCGATTTCACTACATCGGTGGCAGCCTTGTACTCAGGTGCTACGACGCGGAAACTCTTCTTGTCGATTTGGCTGCTCTTTACACACTCTGCAAACGCCTCTCCGAGGCTCTTTGCCTTTGGCTTTTCGGTTTCCTTCTCTGCAGGCGTCTCCTGCTCTTTCTCGAACGACTTCATCAGCTTGTCAGCTTCTGCAGCTGCGTCGAAGGCGGCTTTGGCAGCCTTGTATTCTTCCATTGCTGCGTTCAGGTCCTCAGCAGTCTTCTCGCCTGCTTCTACGGCCTTTTTGATCATTTCGAGGTTTGATTTGGCTTTTGCCAGTTTTTCCTTGAGATTCATTTTCAATCCTCCATTTTCAGTAGTGTTTCTGCTTCTTTGAGCAGCTTTTCTCTTCTCTTACGCTCCTCGTCATTGACCGGGTCCGGTTCCTTTGACTTGGCCTTCGAGTCGTCCAGCGGCTCTTCGATATCATCAAGCTCACCCAGGAGCTCCTGGAGGAGCGAGATCGCTTTTTTGATAAGTTCTGCGTCTTTTGCGCTGTTCCTGCGGCCGGACTTCACACTGAGTACCGATGTGTCCGGATTGGCCGGATACATTACGAGACTCACTTCGTGGATGTTGAGTTTGCGAAGCTCGTTCGCCTGGCGGCCGTCTATCTCGATCTGCGCCTGATCGAGTACGTCGTAGCTGAATGAGAATTTGCAGAGTCTGCCGTCGAGAGCGAGATCTCTTGCTCTCTGTGCTTCCTTCGTGTCGTCGAACACGGCCTCGAACTTCAGGCCATGATCATCCTCTTCAAGGGATGTGATCGTGCCGATGAAGTTATTCAGGTTGTGGCTGTCATGGTTGTACAGGAGCGGAAGCACCTTACCGTCGGCCTTGATCTTTGCGAGGCACTCGGCAAAAGCGCCCTTGACGATGACATCACCGTAGCTGTCCGGCTCCCTTGTCCATGTGGCAGCGTATCCGGAGATCGTCCCGTTCTCCGCTTTCAGCTCTATGGTCTTTTTCTTCAGGTTCATGTTTTTCCCTGCGCTTTTTTTCTTCAGGTTCATGCTTGTCCCTGCCTTTCTTTTTCAGTCTTTTATCGTGATCTCGAGCACGCACTGGCAGTTCGCAACCTCTTCGACATCGAGATTGTCGATGTCGCCAGGCCACATCGCGCCATTGGAGAATGGCTGATCATACGGGACGGTCTCGCCGTTCATGTGTGCGTGTGACGCTCTAGGGTTCGATGACGTCACGACCCACGTCTTGAGGATCTTTTCTCCGTCTTCGTTCTGCCTGCAGGCTTCCATTGCGGACCATGCTACCAGGGCTCCCGCGAATGCTCTGCCTGCACTTTCCGATCTGTTTTCTTTTGCGTTATCAAAAACGCCCTCAGGCGTAGCCTTGAGAGCGTCTTCTTCATATTCGCCTTCGAGCGCTTCTTTCAGCTCGGAGTATGTTGAGTTGTTGACCATCTCAGCGCGACGGCTGCACATCGACCTGATGTATGCCTCGGTGCGGTCCGGATCGTATGTGCCGTCACTGCCCCAGAGCCTTTTGACTGCTTCTTTCGCAACAGATACACTCATGCCGAACGCTTTCATGAACAGGTCTTCGGCGAGTTCCTTGTTCCAGCGTTCTGCGTCCCACCATTTATCAGACTTTGCGCCGATCTTGGCGAGCACGCTTTTTGACTGGCGTTCGAAGAAACTGCGATATACTTCCGTCAGGATCTCAGCCTCTTCATCGGTCGGCTTCCCGCGTGTTTTGCGTTCCGCCTTCTTTTTCGTCTGCGGCCTTTTGGCTGCGTTGTATCTTTCGACGGTCGGATCTGTATCTCTCGGCGATGCGAGCCCGCCTTCGAGTACATTGAGAGGTGTTATCAGCTCATCGCCGCCGTCGATAGCCGGAAGGTCGAGGCTTGCTCTCGCTTCATTCCTGGAGAGGAACGGTGCGCCTACTGCGCTCGAGAGTGTCTTGATCTTTTCCTCGTAGGTTCCTTCGGTCTTGATCGTGATGTCATATGCTGCATAGTGGCTCTTTTCCTCGCCTACTCTCGGCAGGATGACCATGTTGATGCGATCCGTCGCCTGCATCAGAGTAGGTGCCAGACAGTCGTTGTACAGCGCTCTCGCGTTGTCTCTCGCGCTTGCGTATGTCTGCCCGCTGCCCGGCCATATCATGGCAGGATTCACGTGATAGACCGCTGCGCAATCTTCTCTTGAGAGCTTTACTGACTCGGCCCACTGTGCGTCGCGGCTATTGAACTGGACCGTCTTGATCTCCATGCCATCTTCGAGTATCGGCATCCCGCCAGCTTCGTCCGCCTGAGATCCTGCCCAAGATGACTTGAATGTTTCTTTGAAGCGGTCGAAGGCGGTATCGGACCATGGCGCCACGTCCTTCGGGCGTGTTACAAATGCATTAAAACGGCCGCCTCTTTTCCACATTTGACGTCTGAAGCTGTTTGATTCTATCTGCTCATGCAGGGTCTCTTTCAGAGCGCTTATTCTCGAATACTGACGCATCGGGTCTGTCGGATCGTAGCCGTGGAACAGGACAAATCTGTCTGATGGGACTTCGATCGCATCTGTTCCGTTGTTTGCGCATATAATTATCGACTGCGGTGCAAATGGTGATGAGCCCTTGTATGTCTGTATCCATTCTGCGGGTATCGGCCGGAGCTCCCACCCGCTCTCTGATGTCTTGCTCGGTATCAGGAGTGTCAGGAAGCGCTCGTACAGCAGCAGATCCGAGTACATCCAGCGTTTAAATTCGAACGAGGTCATATCCGGATTCGGGTTTGCCAGCAGCAGTGCTGCTGGGCTGTCAAGGACCCTTGGCCGGTCATTGTCCGACGCTCTGTCATATACCTTGATCGGGATCTGCGCTGCATTGTCTGCCAAAAACGACACTACTGCACGGAGATTCGGCTGCGTGCGATACAGAGTCGCTGCATCCATTTCCGCTACGTTTACACCGTAGTCTCCGCCGTATATGTATGTCACATCGCGCCTGATCAGGTTTCTTAGGCCGGTGAATATCGCCATGTTGTAGCCCTCCTATACGACAAGCACGCCTCTTTCGTTGTAGACGCTGTCGTATAACTTCGTTTTTGTTTGCTCTATCTGTGTGGCCGCTCCCAGAGCCATCGTGGCTGCTACGAGCGGTGATATATCTTCGATGGATTTATTTCTGTCCCACGCCCAGGCTCCATCACCCAGCGGGCGTGTGGCTGCTATATTTGCAGCAAGGTCGAGTGCTGGCTGCGGTATGTGATAAACGGGTATCGCATCGATCTCGGAGTCCTTTGAGCTTGCTGCGACTGCGTCGTACATCCTGCCGCACCAGCCCGCAATGTCCTTACCTTTGCACTCGATTATTTCGACGCCGTCGATCGCTGCTATGACGTCCATCATGGATGCGATCGGTGCGCCTTTGCTCTGCAGGGCGACCTTCATGCCGCCCGGATAGTTCGGAGCTGCCTTCTGGAACCACTTGGCCAGCCAGCCGGTCCCGCTTCTATATTCTGCGAGCTCAATGTGGAATGCTCCGTCCCTTCTTTTCCCGCAGACCGCGATGCTCGCGTGTGTCCTGTCTGCGGAGATGTCCACGCCGAACCACAGCTGTGATTTTTTAGCGATCCGGCTCTTTTCGTCCTTGCCGGCGTCCCAGGCGTCGACTGGAAACGGCGGATTCAGTGCCGTGGTGATCCACTGGCACAGGCACTCAGTCTTGAATACGTTGGGCGGGTCATCCGCGTATGACGCGCGGAGGGCCGAGAGTTCGAGCGTGTACCCAAGTGCCGGATTTGCCTGCCTCCATGCGTCGATGTCGTCCAGGGCTGCGTCCGGTGGAGCTGACCATTCAAAATATCCGAGTGCAGAGTCGTCTGACCATTCGTCTGTTATTGGTTCTGAGCCGCCCATGGCTGCGACGATACCGTCAGGATCCCCGAGGCGTGCGTGCGCCTTGATTCTGAAGTGCCTCAGCACAACTGATGTGCCGTCGCCCGCATTGGACATGCACCAGATCAGGGAGTTTGCTCTGGCAAGGCCAGTTTTTGATAATGCCGCCCAGGCTTCCCATGTCTGATGCTCTCTGAGCTCGTCCATGAGTATCAGGTCTGCGCTCAAGCCTCTGCCGGCCTTCCTATTCGATGCCTTGACTCTGTAGTTTCGGTCACCTATCAGCTGCAGCCGCTTTGCGCCGTTCGTGTACCAGACGTGCTTGATGGCATCTGACAGGTCTTTGTTCGTCTGCGCCAGTTCGACGCAGGCCTGCCACGTCTCCTCTGCATTGCTGACATCCTGCGATGTGCCGAGCACCAGCCCTACTTCAAGCTGATACAAAAAGAACAGCGCAATCACTTCTGCGAGTGATGTCTTGCCGTTCTGTCTTGATACCTCGATCTGTACGTTCCGGAAGCGAAAGCGCCATCCGTACGGAGTGTCTATCACTTCCAGCCCGTGGATCGCAGCCCATTTCTGCCAGGGCATCAGTTCGATCTCGAGGATGTCTCTGGCGAAGTCTATGACCTCGAAGCCTATAGATGTGTCAGGCGTCAGCTCTCTCAGCGGTGGTGTGTAGATCCTCGGCGTCTCGATTCCGTATATCTTGTCCGGCCTTACCATCTACTGTCGCCTTTCTCCACTTGCTGTTGCCTACCGACCTTGGTTTTGGAGCGCTTTCGTTTTCCTTGACCTTCTGAGGACTAAGCCTCAGGATCTCACAGTATTTCAGGAAGGTTGACGGGGTCACGTTATCAAACTTGCCATCGACCACCGGCCAGCCTTCAGTGTCCATGAACTCAGCGAGCTTCCGTGCTGCTTCGATCATCGGTCCCTGGCGCTTTCGGTCGAGTCTGCCCTCCCTGACCGCTTCATTTACGGCCGTATTGAACCTTGATTTGACTGTTGATTTTCCCATGCCATATATTGTTCGCGTGTGCGTGCGCGCGACCCCCTAGGCCGCTCGGAGGGATAAATGAT